GCTAAACGGTATGAGAGTTATGGTGTTGAATCATACGAGTTCGTGGCAGTTATGGATAATCGCACGTCAAGTATCTGTCGCAGCCTAAACGGTGAAGTATTCAAAATGAATGACTTTGCACCAGGGACTAACGCACCGTCAATGCACCCGAACTGCCGTAGTACAATTGTGCCGTCTGATGACGAGTTGACAAAATTTAATAAGTATTTAGATCCGGACACGGTAGACGATCTACCAAGTTGGGATTAAGGAGAAGATAATGGCAGATACCGAAGTATCTTTTGAGGTTAAAAATTTTGATGAACTCGAACGACTGACAAATCAAGTCAAAGAAGATGTCGAGCGATTAAAGGCGTCAATAGAAAAATTAAACGCATTCAAATTAAGAATCGAAATTAAGTAGTAGCACTGACGGAAACGTTGGTGTTTTTATTTTGACCTGTCGCAAGTCAATAAACTAGGCATGTGTATATGGGACAATATCGTGCCGTGTGTGGGTTTTAATCGTGCATGGGGCAAATATATACGATACAAGTTGTGTATGGGCTAAGAAAGGATAAATTATGGCTGATGAAGCAGAAACAGAAGTACAAGACCAAGAAGTAGAAACACAAGATGAAAAGTTGATGTTTACGCAAAGCGAACTGGATTCGTTGATTGACAAGCGGTCGGCTAAAGCGTTGGAAACGGCGAAGTCTAAGTGGGATGAAGAGAAACAGGAAGCTATCACTAAGGCAGAGCAACTTGCTAAAATGAGTGCTGCGGATCGTAAGGAAGCGGAAGATAAGGCAAAAACTGAAGCGTTTAATAAGCGTGAACAAGAGATTAATATGCGTGAATACCGTTATGAAGCAAAACATCAACTCGAAGAAGTCGGATTGCCGGACACAATGGTTGACATGGTCTTGTCTGATAATGCTGAAATAACCAAGAACAACATCAATACGCTGAATGACCTCGTTAACAAGCATGTTGAAGCAACAGTTAATGAACGTTTGAAGGGCAGTGAACCAAAATCAGGACAAAATGCAGGTGTTGGTAGTGCAATGGCACAGGCACTCGGAATTAAATAGGAGAATATAAATTATGGCATATAACTATGTAACAAAGGATGCGGGAGTATTCGACCAAAAAATTACACAAGGTTTGATTACATCAGCATTGGGTGTACCAGATGTGACGTTAGTCAACGGTGGAAAATCGTTTACGTTGACAAGTATCTCAACATCAGGATTGAAACCACACGGACGTGGTAAAGGTTACAACTCTGGATCGGTTTCAAACGATAAGACAGTTTACACTATGGGTCAAGACCGTGATATTGAATTCTTTGTTGACAGTCAAGATGTTGATGAAACAAACCAAGATTTGGCTGCTGGAAATATCACTAAGGTGTTCATTGAAGAAAACGTGCAACCAGAAATTGATGCCTACCGTTTCGCTACATTAGCAAAGGGTGCAGGGCACTCAACTACTGAAACATTAACAGTTGATAATGTTTACTCACAAATAAAGGCGGCTTTGCTTCCAATTCGTAAATACGGGGCACAAAACATTATCGGATTTGTGTCATCAGAAGTAATGGACTTCTTGGAACGATCAAAAGAATTCACGCGTTCAATCACTAACCAAAACGTTGGCATGACAGCGTTGGAATCACGTGTGACATCTATTGACGGCGTGACACTGATTGAAGTGTGGGACGATGCCCGTTTCAAAGACGCGTTCGACTTCTCAGACGGTTTCAAGCCAAAAGCTGGTGCAAATGATATTAACTTTATCTTGGTTGCTACACAAGCGACGATACCGGTTGTCAAAGAAAACTCAGTTTATTTGTTCCAACCTGGTGAACACACAGAGGGTGACGGGTATTTATACCAAAATCGCTTGTATCATGATTTATTCATCAAGAAGAACAAGAAAGATGGCGTTTCTGTTTCAATTAAAGGCGCTGGTGGACAATAACGGAACGAACAGTGGCGTAACCACTCGAACGGGGTGTGAAGCCTGTTAGGAGGATCTATGGCAGATGAAAATTTAAATAAAATTAAAGTCCTGTTATCAATAAGTGACGTAAAGCAAGACGATCTGTTAAATCTGTTGTTGGAAGATAACCAAGCGCGATTGTTGAGTTACATTAATCAAGATGGCAATAATCTGGTTAGTTATCCCACTGAAATATCTTGGTTATTACGTGAGATTACAGTTCGGCGTTTTAATCGCATCGGGGATGAGGGTAAGAGGTCATCTAGCGAGAGTGATGTGTCTGCAACGTGGAGTGATGATGATGTTGCTGATTATGCAGTTTACTTGAGAAAATATCGTGCCAAAAAAGGTGGTAACGGTATTACGAGGTTCATATGAGATACAGTGATCGCGTTAAAATTATGACGACCGTTGAAACTAACGGGCCATTGGGTCCAGTCAAAAAACAAGTGCTGTCTGACTGGTTGCCATGTCGTATTACTGGCGTAAATCAGTACACTAACATGAATGTGTTTGGAAAGTATGACTCAACTGCGGTGGCCATTCATTTTAAAAACAAAGTTGGCAAGATTGACTATGTATTAATAGATGGTGTGCAACGTAAACCACAAGCGATACCAAACACACGTGGGAACACGGTAGTTATCATTCAAGGGGTGTAGCATGTCTAGAATGACAATCCAATTCGATGGTGCAGATGATCTAATCAAACAATTCAATAGTCAACCAGAAAAAATCAGACGTGAAGCTGACAATATTGTTATGAACACAGCTTTGAGAGTTGAGACGCGCGCTAAGACAATGGCACCTGTTGATACCGGTTATTTGAAACAGCACATCGCAGCACAAAAAACGGGTGATATGAGTGCAGATATTGATTCAAGTGCTAGCTATTCTATTTTTCTAGAAATGGGAACACGCAGAATGTCACCACACCCATTCATGAACCCAGCGATGAAACAAGAAGAATTATTTTTCTATCAAAAATTGCAGAATTTGTTGAAGGGAGGGCTTAGATGAGCGATAACTCACCAATGGCACAACTGTTGATTAATATTTTCAGCAAACTAAAATCAGGCACTATACCTGTGTATAATCTGTTACCCGAGTCTGATACCCCAGAGCCATTCCTCGTGTTAGGTTCTCACATGGATGATGACCAGCTAACAGCACGTAACGGACGGGAAACAGTTACGACAGAATTGCAGATTGATTTGTTTTATTCGATCAACGACAGACTAGCACTTGAAAATGATACTTATTCAATCAAGAGCGCAATTACACAAGCCACAGACAGAATCACACGTGTAACATCTCAAATATTGGTTGATAACTCAATTGGAAGAGATGTATACCATGTGATTTTTTCTGTGACAGCATATATTTAGGAGAAATTATGACAGTAGATATGGTTAAGGGCACGGCAACGCTTGCCAAAAAGGTATGGTATTTTATTCAATCAACGTCAGCAGCGGTTGGTAGTTCAGCGGTATTACCAGCTATGCAAACAGAAGGATCAGTAAGTATTGAGGGAGACTCAATTGACGAACAAACAAAGTTTGGTCGTATTGTTATGCCTTCTTCTAACGAAGACTCAATCGAACTGACGACATACGTCGTACCAGAAGATAAAGCAGTTGATATTATCACACAAGCTAAGCACAAGGGTGATCAAGTTAAGGTGTGGCGTGTTGTTGTTGATAAGCGATATGCCAAGAAAACTGGAACAGATCCGAATAGCAAGCAAGTATTCCCTGCAATGTTTGGTTACGCGGTCGTTGACAGCGTTTCATTAGATGACGGTGACAAGTTGATCACGGCTAAGTACAAGTTGAACATCATTGACAAGTTGAAAGAAGGTCAATTTGAATTAACTGATGATGAAATTGCAACATTAGACGCAATTTATGAGTACGAAAACCCTGGCGAAAAAACAGGTAACTTCGGTACAGACGAACAATAAGAGCTTCGGCTCTCTACATAAAAAGGAGATAACTCATGGAAGTAACAGTAGGTAAAAAGACAGACACTCTAAAATTCAACTATAAGGCATTGTTCAATGCAAATAAAGATTACAGCACCTATGATGCTAACAACAATAATATGGGTGATGGTGCTACCAATTTATTTACACGTATTTTAACTGGAGATACATCTGTAATCGTTGACATTATCAAGGTTGCAGGTGGCTTTGGAAAAATATCAGATGATGATTTATTTGATGCCATTGATGAAATTACAGAAGATGGCGCAAAGATTGATGAAGTATTAGCAGAATTAAAGGACGAGTTGAAAAATAGCGGTTTTTTCTTGAAGTCAATCACAGCGCAACGGGACGCGGTAGCAGAAGCGCTACCAATAGTGAAGTCAAAGGAACAAACAGACGAAATCAAGCAACAAGTGACGGCGATCGAACGTATTCTGAAATTGCTGAACGAAAATCTTTAATTGAGTTATTGGCTCGCTTTGGTATTTACGATACCGAGTGGGCTTTTTCATTGTACAAATGGGAATTGGACGCTGTTATCAAAGGTAGACAACTTGCACAAATTGATGAACGTGAGAAGTTGGCCGTAC